AACAAGTTCAAACGTGACCAAGTTGTTGACCCAAAAACGGGTAATGTTGATTTACGTATGAACCAAATGGCTGTTGACCAAGATTTCTTTATTCCTGTTCGTGACCCAGCACAAGCAAATCCAATTGAAACCTTAGCAGGCGCTCAGAACCTTTCTGAAATTGCTGATATTGAATATATTCAGAAAAAATTAGTTACGGCACTTCGTGTACCTAAAGCATTCTTAGGTTTTGAAGAAGTTGTTGGTGATGGTAAAAACTTGGCATTACAAGATATTAGATTTGCTCGTACAATTAACAGAATTCAAAAATCAATGATTCAAGAATTAAACAAGATTGCAATCATTCACTTATTTGTTTTAGGATTTGAAGATGAATTAACAAACTTTACATTAGGTCTTACAAATCCTTCTACACAAGCGGATTTATTAAAAATTGATACTTGGAAAGAAAAAATGTTGTTGTATAAAGATGCAGTTACGGGTATTGAGGGTATTTCACCAGTATCTGTTACTTGGGCTAAAAAACATATTCTTGGATTTTCTGATGAAGAAATTAAACTTGATTTACAACAACAGAGAATTGAAAAAGCGGTTGGTGCTGAGCTTACAAAAACCCCTGAAGTTATCATTCACACAGGTATATTTGATAACATTGATAAACTTTATGGTAAAAAACCTGATGAGCCAGCAGGAACCGCACCTGAAGGTGGAGCGGAAGGTGGCGAACCTCCTATGGGTGGTGATTTAGGTGCTCCTCCTATGGGTGGCGAAGAATTGGGCGGACCACCACCTCCAGGTGGTGAATTGGCTCCCGAATCTATCGTAGATAGAGATATGAATTTAATATTAGAAAACGACATGTTGAGTGGAATTGATGAGATAGATTTGTCGAAAGGAAGAAAATCTTTATTAGAAATAGAAAATAAATTGGACGAACTATTAAATAAATAAGATATTTATTGATATGAGAAATTTTGGAGTATTAAAAAGTATAGTAGAAAACCACTTTGTTAGTGTATATAAAAAACCTGAATTCAAAAGGGTTTTAAAAGAGTTCAAAGAATTTATGGAAGACAACAAAGAAGTTGGTAAAGTATATCTGAACTACAGTTCAATTATGAAAATGAACAATTTGAAAGAAGATGTTGCTAAAGAATTCTTATCATTGTCTATTGAAGACATCAAAAACACAATTAAAGAAAATAAAAAACAATTTGAAGAATTTGAATATTGGGTTGAAACTTTAAATGAAAAAGTTGAAAACAACTACAAACTTTTAGATGATTTAGTTTTTGCTAAAACTTCAGAAGATTTTGTTAATCTTGTTGAATCAAAAAAAGAATTACACAAGAAATTAACTGAAACAAAAATTGATAAAAAACCAATAACAGAAACAATTAATATTCCTCTTGAAAATATGCTTGGAATCGCTGCTGATACATTCTCAAAAAAATTTTCAACATTATCTGAGTCTGAATTGTTTGAGTTAAGGTCATTATTAAAAATGAGCACAGAAGAACTTAATGAAGGTATTGAAAGATTAAAGACTGAAGTTATTACAAAATTAGATTCAGTTGAACCTTCAGATGAAGAAACAAAAACTAAAATTAAAGAAACGAAAGAAAGAGTAGAAAATACATTTGTAGATACAATTTCTTATTATAAACTTAAAAAACTTTCAGAAGGACTTTAAAATAAAAACCCATCGAAATCGATGGGTTTTTCATTTACTCTGATTTTGTTTCAGGATTCTTTTTCTTACCAAAAATAGCCTCAATAGTTGTGAGTCCTAAAAAACCACCACACAATAATGAAAGTGTGTCGTACATGTACTCAGGACAAACACCAGTCTTTTGTGTTGCAACATAAGCTAAAACAATTAAGTTTAGTAATGTAACAATACCTGAAAATCTTTTAGATGATACATCAGAACCATCACCCAAAAGTGATTTAATAAAATTTTTAATTGATTTCATTTTATTGTTATTTAGTTAACAATAAATATTTCAGTTTTCAAACTTATTCATCAAAGATTGTTTGTACTTGGCTTTTTTCATTTTTTCCCTTTTTATAACCGTATTTTTTACGTACTCTTGTCTTTTTCTCAACTCTTCAATTTGTTTAGTTGAAATAACTTTATATTTGTACCTTTTTAATGCTCTGTCCAAACTTTCACCTTTTTCTATTTTTATTACAATCATATTTTTTTGTTATATGATAATAAATATAAAAACTTTTTTCAATTTTGTTAATATCTTTTTTTTTCTTATATTTTGTAAAAATAAACTTACTTATATGAACTCATTTAAAAATGAAAAAAGGAAAAACATTCAAATTAGAATTGTTTAAAGATGCCAAATGTTATTTTGGTAGTGTCAACACGACAGAATTAAAATCAATTTATTTAGTATTACAAACATGGGTGACACCAAAAGTGGAAAAGGAAAATTGGAGTATCACCGTAGGTTCTATAACAAGAACAATAAAACACAAAATATTAGAAATATCAAATAAAAAATTATTTAAAGACCACTTTATAGTTGACATGGATTTAAGAACAAGTGGTATAAGATTAAAAAAATCATCATTCTTAAATTTAGAAATAACTTTTTTTACAAAACAAGATGTCGATTTTAAATCAAATGAAATATCTGAAGAACTAATAAAAATAATTAACAAAATATACAACGAGGTTTTATCTGATTCAAAATATTTTACAATTCAATATGCCAAAACAAAAGAAAAAATGAAAGTTTAAATAGTCCTTATATTTATAATGAAAAAGGATTATGAAAATTTTAGGACCAAACGAAACTGGTAAAGGTATATTAATTGAATATGATGCGGGTAGTATTTCTTGGAAAGATTCTTTAAACGAGAATTTTGGACAAGCAAATAAAACTCAAATTGACCATTCAAAACCTTTTGTGTTTTACGCGACTTTACAAAAGTATGGGGTACCAAATAGAAACGGCAGAGTTTACCCTGAAAAAATATTAAGAAGAGAAGCGGATAAATATAAATCATTAATTCAAAAAGGTTTATCAACTTCAGAATTAAATCATCCTGAATCTTCCCTAATTGATTTGGACAGAGTGTCACACATAATTGATGATGTATGGTGGGATGATAATATTTTAATGGGTAAGTTAAGATTATTAACTTCACCAGGTTTTCATGAAAGAGGTGTTGTATCTACAAAAGGAGATATCGCGGCCAATCTAATGAGACAAGGTGTTACTATGGGGATATCTTCAAGAGGAGTTGGTTCTTTAGCAAAAAAAGGCGAACACAACGAAGTTCAAGATGATTTTGAAATTATATGTTTTGATTTGGTTATGAATCCATCTACACCAGGTGCGTATCTTTATTCTAATAAAGATGATAGAAAATTGTATGACGAAAATATAGATGTAGACAAAAAAGACAAACAAGAACCAAGAATTGATGGCGGATTAGGAAAATCACTTGACTTAATGACAAAATTGAACGATTATTTGGGACATAGATAAAATTAAAATTATGGACGAAAAATATTTTGTAGCAAAAGTTCAATACGACTTGATTGACGAAAATTCAGGAAAAATTAAAAAAATCAGAGAAGAAAAACTTGTTAAAGGTTATAACGTTACCGATGTTGAAGCCAAAGTAACAGAAAAATTTAAAGGATTTCAACATGATTGGAGAATAACCGCAGTTGCCGAAAGCAAAATTGACGAAGTTTTTGAATAAAAAATTTTAAATTTAAAAGTTAATTAAAACCCGAGAAATCGGGTTTTTTTATTTTAGCACCCGTTCAAAACTAACTTTTTTGGTAAATGGATATATTTATATGGAAAATAAAACAAATTTTTATTGCAAAAAATGAATTCAGAAAAAAAATCATTAGTTGAAGAAGCTCTTTTACAAATGAAAAATTTGGAAAATGTGGTTTCTGAAAACGCAAAAGGAATACTTGCTTCTACAATGAAGGAAGAAATCGAAGAATTAGTAAAAGAGTCTTTATACGATAAGACTGAGGAAGAAATGATGGCAGATGAATCTTACAACACAGAAGGTACTCACATGAGTATGTATGAAGATGAAGACGAAGATTCTATGACTATCGACATGACAGCATCTGACGACGCTGGTGATGAAATGTCAATGACAGATGACATCACTATGATGAACGATGATGATGACATGATGGATGATGAAATCGAACCTTTAAACATGGTTGGTGCATCAGATGAAGAATTAATGAAGATTGTTATGGGTATGGGTGACAGTGACAGACTTATCGTTCAAAAAATGGGTGATGAGTTAGATGTTGATGTTTTATCTCAAACAGACACAATGACATTTCCTATTGGTGGTGGTGAAGATTTATCAGAACCATCAATGGATGATGATGATTCTAATGATGAACTAGCAGAAGAAGTTGTTTATGAAATTGAAATCTCTGATGATGATGAAGATGGAATAAGTGACTATGATGATGAAAAAGAAGGTATGATGGAATCTAAAGAAAAAACCTATGTAGGAGTAGGTATGGGTAAAGGACCTGGTAAGGTATCGTTCAAGGGTGAAAACATTCACAAAGGGCCTCATGGTAAATCAGCACCTGAAGCTAAAAAATACGTAAAAGGTGAATTTAAAGAAGGTCAAGGTTATGATGACCATGAAGATGAAAAAGAAGGAATGGAACATGGAGCGTTATCTAAGAAAGATTTAAAATCAATGAAATCAAGAAGAGATGATGCTGGTTTTGAGACACGTGAAGATGAAATGAAAGAAGCTTCAAGAACCTATGGTAATGGTTCAAGAAATTACCCAGGTAGAGGTCTTCCTAAAATGAAAGTTGTTACTAACAAAGCTTTAGAAGAAGAAGTTAGAGTTTTAAGACTTAAAAACGAAGAATACAGAAAAGCTTTGAATATCTTCAGAGAAAAACTTAATGAGGTTGCAGTCTTTAATTCAAACTTGGCATACGCAACTAGATTGTTTACAGAACATTCTACAACTAAACAAGAAAAAATAAACATCATGAGACGTTTTGATAACGTCGAAACAATCAAGGAATCAAAAAATCTTTATTCACAAATAAAAAATGAATTAGGTGTTAAAGAAAATACAGTTGTTAAAGAATCTATCGTAGAATCTATTGATAGAACACCAACTAAAGGTTCAACAAACTTGGTTGAAAACAAGACATATGAAAATCCACAATTCTTAAGAATGAAAGATTTGATGTCAAAATTAAAATAAACTAAACAAAACTTAAAAAAATAAAAAAATGGGAGCATTATTAGAATCAGGTCTTGTTGGTAACATTGGTCTTAAGCACCTTAAAGTTATCAAAGAAGATACAATCAACAAATGGGACAGACTTGGGTTCCTAGAAGGTTTGAGAGGTCATGTTAAAGAAAACATCGCTCAACTTTATGAAAACCAAGCATCACACTTAATAAACGAAGCTGCTAGCACATCTTCAGACGGTTCTTTCGAAACGGTTGTATTCCCAATCGTAAGAAGAGTTTTCTCTAAGTTGTTAGCTAACGACATCGTTTCTGTACAAGCAATGAACTTACCTATCGGTAAATTGTTCTACTTTGTACCTAAAATTCAAGGTTACACAACAGGTCAACAAGACCCAACCACTGGTGGCTACCACTATTCACCTTTTGGAGCACCTAACGGACCTTCTTCACCTGACACTGGTTATGGTGCAAATGATAAGAATTTATATGATAGATTCTATGAAGGTACTGAACCAGATTTAGACCCACCTGGATTATTTGATTATTCTAAAGGAGCATTCTCAGCTAGAACAGTTACAGGTTGTACACAAGTTTGGAATGGAGGTCAATTAGTTAATTCAGGTTATACTACAACTGGTGGTCCATACAGAAAAGTTTTAGTAGCTTTCTCAGGATTTAACTACAGTGGTGCTGGTAAATTAATCGGACCAAACGGTAATGAAATGGATACTGAAGAATTCTTGGCTGGTATGACAATCGCACCAATCACAGAAGCAGGTGTTAACCACCCATTCTCAGGAATGTCAGCTCCATGTTTGTTCAGAGTTGTTACTCAAAAATATGGTAAAGGTATTGTACAATATGGTTCAAGCACAACTACAAACTTCCCTAACACAAGTGGTTCTAACCCTGGTGGTAACGGTGGTACATATGATAATATCTGTGATGCAGACGGTATTATTTACTTAGAAGTTGATGCTCAAGTTCCATGTTCAATCGGAGCAGGTTCATTAGACGGATATTCTGGTTTAACTACAACAGTAAGCTCAACTAATGGTTTAGATTTCTCAATGACTTATAGAATCTATAAAGAATTGGAATTTGAAGACCAAATCGGTGAAGTTTCATTTGACCTTGAATCTGTTACAGTATCAGTTACTGAAAGAAAATTAAGAGCTCAGTGGTCACCTGAATTAGCACAAGACGTTGCAGCGTTCCATAATATTGATGCTGAAGCTGAATTAACTGCTTTATTGTCAGAGCAAGTTGCTGCTGAAATCGACAGAGAAATCTTGAGAGACTTAAGAAAAGGTGCGGCATGGACTTTACGTTGGGATTACAACGGATGGAAGAGAGGTACAACCGCAAATCCATTAACTCAATATACTCAAAAAGATTGGAACCAAACGTTGATGACAGCAATCAACCAATTGTCGGCTCAAATCCACAAATCTACATTAAGAGGTGGAGCTAACTGGATTGTTGTATCTTCTGAAATCAGTGCAATTTTTGATGATTTGGAATACTTCCACGTATCAAACGCAGCACCTGAGCAAGACCAATACAACATGGGTATTGAAAGAGTAGGTACATTGGCAGGTAGATACCAAGTCTACAGAGACCCTTATTTCCCACCAAACACATTGTTGTTGGGTCACAAAGGTAACTCGTTGTTAGACACTGGTTATGTTTACGCACCATATGTTCCTCTACAATTAACTCCAACAATGTATAACCCATTCAACTTCACACCAATCAAAGGTATCATGACAAGATACGCTAAGAAGATGGTTAACAACCGTTTCTACGGTAAAGTGACTGTTGATGGTGTTAGAACATTTGATTTGAGAGAATTGAGATAATCTAACATATCTAACTATAAAAAAAGGGACGATTATTCGTCCCTTTTTTCGTTTACATCCGATTGATTTTCATTCGGTGAATACAGTTTTCTAATACATTTAGAAATTAATTCTGATTCCTCTAATGTATAAACACCTTGTCTATTAGCATGTTTTACAGAATTTATTAAAAAATAGATAGATTGTTCTTTATTTAAAGAATCTAGTAATGTTTGAAATTCTTCGTCATTTTTAAATTTAAAAATATCAAAAATATTATAATTAACCATAGTTTGAAATATTTATATAATGATAGAATTAAAATGTCAAAAGATAAAGTAATATACAAGGATATAAAATCAAATGATTTTACTGTTTGGGAAAATATAAATGAAGCTACGGTATCAGGTGGTTCTGGTAGTTATAAACCGCCAATTAGTCCTGGTCTAATGGATTGGGAAAAAAATGCTTTATCACCTTTTATCGTACCAATCTCAAAATATGAAAGTGCTGAAGTTAATTACGATAGTTTAGATGGAATAATAGATTCAAAAAACGTAAAAACAAAAGAACATATAGCACATAAAATGGCTAAAAAACTTAAACACAAATTTCAAGGAGTTGATAGTGATGGATTGGGAGATGGTGATAACGCTGGCGGTGAATCAGGCGGTAGTGTATCTGAACAAATTTTAAATTTAGTTAATTTGCTCACTGAAGATTTGGCGGTTTGGTTTGGAACTAAGAAAAAACCAAAAGGAAGTAAACAACCAAAAGGTCCTTGGGTTAATATTTGTAGAAAAGTAGATGGTAAACATCCACCATGTGGAAGACCTGATACGTCTAAGGGTGCATATCCAAAATGTAGAGCGGCGGGTGTTGCAGGTAAAATGTCTGACTCACAAAAAAAATCTGCGTGTTCACAAAAAAGGAAAGCGGAGAAAAAAGACACACAAACAGGTAAAGGTCAAAAACCAATATATACATCTTATAAACCAAAAAAAGAAAGTATATTAAGTAAAAGCGTGATTTCTGAAAAGTTTAAAGTTGAACCACATGAATATATTAAACTTTTTGAAAATGATGATTTTTTACTAGTAATACCTTTGACGTTTGACGCATCATGTAAATATGGTGCGGGAACAAAATGGTGTACAACATCTAAAGATAGTGATGATATGTTTAAGAAACATAATAGAATGGGTTCTTTAGGTTATATAATAATAAAAAATAAAGAATTACAAGCCAAATTAGAATCTTCTAAATTTGGTATGTATATAAACAAACCAGGTGAAAATTACTTAGGTGGTAGATATCCATCACCACAAGGAATTATTTTTTATAACGATATTAATGACCCAATGGATTCTAACAAAATCATGAACTTATTTGACAAAACAGATAAGTACGGTCAATTAATGAATATAATTAGAAAATTTACTGATTATAGTGAAGATAAATTTAAAAAAATTGACGATTTAAAAATCAATTAACAATAAGGTGGTGAACACCTTTTTTTTCCGTCTAATCCTTTAATTTTACCTTTACATACTTGAATTGCATATCCATTAGCGTACGCAGAAGGGTAAACATCAAATTTTGCTTTCGCTGCCGATTTGCCTCTACTACAAAGTTTTGTTCCTGATTTCTTTTTTCCTTCATGTACCATTAATCTTTCAATAACTTCCTTTGAAAAAACTGATGGGTCATCGTGAAGTGGTTTCATTTCTTTTTGAACTTTTTCTATATTATCAATAAAATAAATTGCTCTAGCGGCATTAGTTAGTGTTCCTAATAATGGAACATCTAAATCTTGTGGAATGTACTCCTGAATTGTATCAATAAGCTCTTCTATTGTCATCTTCAAAAGTAATGGTGCGATACCCGACGCTAGAGAACCTAAAGGACCTGTTGGGGTTAATTCAACAAAACCTTGTAAAGTATCAATAACGTCTACTTCCAAATCGTTTCTAATGTCTAACATTTCTTCTTTTAGACTCTCATAGTTTAATTCCATTTCAGGACCTAATAATTGATTTTTTAAATTTTCAAATCTTTGAAGGGTTTCTTCTATTTCATTGTAGTTTTTCACTAACGATGCAATTACTATTGGGTCACCTAAAACGTCAACAGCACCTGCGGTTTGTCTGGCTAAGTCACCCACAAAATTTGATATGGTGCTCCAAAAATCAAATGATTCTTTTACTATTTGTTTTTTCATTTCTTATTTACTATTTCAAATTTAAGTTGTCTTTTATAAGTATCTACTTCTCCCGAAGAAAGAACTTTTATGTCTACAAAATATTGGTTTGGAACTTTATCTTTTGTATCAAAGATAAAATAATATTCATTTGATGTTTGATTTATTCTAGTCCAATCTTGGACAATAACTTCAGTTGTACCTTCGTTAACAAATACTCTGTAGTATGCCTTAAAATCAGGATATACAATATTTGAAGAATAAGCCTGTTTAATAGTTACCACAACTTTTCTTGTATCGGTATTTAATATTTTTTCATCTTGTTTAATACCTGAAAAACTAAACCCGTAAGTTTCAGGGTTTTTTGATAGAGTACCAATTTGATAGTACTCGGTTGCGGGTCTTAGAATAAATTCATTGGTTATATTACCAATTGCTCTTCCATTTAGTGTACAGTTAACCCAAATATCGTTAAATTGACATGGTGTTGAATATCCTGTAATTGCAGGTATTTCTACTTCGTATATACCTTGAGTTCTTAAAACTGTTGTTAAACCCGTTAAAGAAGATATTAAATCTTCATTTGAGTCTGCAATATTAACTGTTGGGTTAAAATCTAAATTCGTTGGTGTGCCGTCTATATAAGAATATAAGTATAATTTATTTACTTTATTCTCAAAAAATTTAGTTCTATCATCTAAAATTAAATCATCATATGTTGTTTCTAAAAATGGTTCGTAGAATGTTTGTGTATGTCTTGTAAAGAAACCTACCGAATAATTTTCAGTTAATCCTGTTATATTTTCTATTTCGGGGTCAAATGAAATAATATATCCTGTAACACCTGTTGTTGCACCCGTTAAAATATTATTAATTTCATTAGTCATGTTAAATTCAATATTCTCATTACCAAATTCAAAATATTGAGTATCGACTAATGTTAAGGCTGAAAAATTTATAACATTTCCAATACCGTTATTTAAATTGTTATAAACACCATTTGTACTCCACCCACTAATTGTTGTTGAATTAAACCAATTTGATGGTCGATTAGAATATGACTTGTCATTATCCCTGTAGTTTCTTGATGTTAAACTAGCGTTAGAAGAATTTAAATTATTATTGTTGTAATAATCATAACCAACACCTTCATCCCAATTTTGTGGTGTACCTGTTAAATTAAATTTAGGTATTCTAAACAAATTTAAATTAAAACCCGTGGCTCTTCTTCTATTGTCAGATGTTGTTGTGTTTAATAATTCATAATTAAACATTATCGTATTGGTCATTTTAAACACATGAGTCATTGGACTTCCTGTGTAAACAATCCCATTTGTGATTTTTTCTTGTAGTTGTGACAAATCTATGTCAAAAATAAATCTTGAATATCCTGGTGTGGATAAAACATTATCAACCCTACCAAAAAATAATTCAGTTACAGGATTTTGTCCTGTATTTGTAGTACCGCTAGAAATAATTGTGTTATTTCTATTTAGATATGATTTGTGTATAGACATTAACTATAAATATTAGTTAATGCGTAAGTTTTTATTTAAAATTTTACTATCGGCATCGTAAAGTTTTGTTAAAATAGTTTGTACTTGTGTACCATCAACACTTTGTGAATCTGGACCCATATTATGGTATGGATGTACGTGAGAAACTAAAAACCTAACAATTAATTCTATAAGGTCCAATAATTGTTCACCTCTCACCATAGAATTAGTATTTGGAATCATAATATTTTCAATAAATTGTTGCGGTATTGTTGTTCCTGAAAAATCTATAGTATCAAAATCAATTTTGGTTACACCTACTTGTGTATCATGTGAAAGAAAAAAAGAAGTATTGGCAACATTTATTCCGTAAACAATAGGGTTAAATTCGTATTGTTCATTAGGGATTTTATATGTCTGAAATGATTTTAGTGGTCCTAATCTATCTTTTTCTGAAACGTATCCAATACCTCTAGTTGAGTCTTGCTTGTTTAAGTATATACCTTCAAAGAATCTCCTTAAGTTTATAACTTCAGTTGCTGAAACATCAACATTTAATTCGTATTTATCCCAAAAATTTTTTGATGGTTGGAAAACGAAAGGTATTGGTTCATTTATTGTTGTTCCTGTTCCCCCCAAAGAAAACGAACCACTATTCATAAGTGATATTACATTATTAATACCAGATATAATGTCATCACGAGAATCAAATGTAAAATCTTTTTGATATACAGGACCAATTAAACTTTCTTCAGGAAAACTATAAAAACCATTTAAAACACTTGTTGAGTATACGGGTCTATAATCAGATATTTTATATATCCTAACGTATCCCGAAAACCTACCCAATAAACTACCAACACCACCATATACATCATACTCAACCAAATATTTTATTTTTTGTACTACATTTCCTTGTTCTGTAAAAGTTTGATTAGTATTTTCAACTTTTCTCGTATCAAATTTTTGTAATCCAACCATACCAAATTTTTTGTTAAAGATTGGATTACCATTTTCATTCACATTTTTTTTGTATACTCTAAACATTGCTGAGTCAGGAGGTAATAACATATCAGAATTATTTCTACCTAAAATCCCAATTGTTTTTACATCTGGATATAATCCTGACTGTGATGTTTCTTTCATTGAACCATCTTTATTTCTAATATCTTGTGGTAGTTTGTTTCTTTCCCCTTTTGATGTAAATGCTTGAGAAGATTCAAAAGGTTCTCCAATTAATTCGTTTGGACTTGAAAACATACCTTGTATGTAGTACTTATTTCTGTCTTGGTAATCTAAATTATAATATACGACATGAACTGATTCATTTATTTGTGGTACTTGGCTAAAAAATTGTGGTAATAACGGCATAAAAACCAATGGGTCAACATCGGTCCAATAGTCATTTTCTGTTAAAGGTTTACCTGTTACAGGGTTTTTAAACGAATTAATAATATCTTCATTTTGCCAGTTATCCACTTGCAAACGAATTCTGCCCAAATTCATTGGGTCTTTGTTGTCAATTACTCTACCAAAATTAAAAACCTGTGTATATTTTTTTGGTAAATTTGTATAATCATTAAAACGATTCATTATTTTCTTTTCTTATATTCTTCCAAAATTTTATTATAAGAATTTTCAAGTTTATCTACTTGATATGTCATTTGTATGATAGACTCTTTAACTTTTTCATGTTCGTTTGCAAGTATATCCATACATTCCATAAGTTCTTTATTATTAAAACTACTTGGTTCTGAAATTATTTTTTCTATTTTTTCTAAATCTATAATCATAAAACATTTCCTTTTATTTTAACAAAACCAGTTTGTGATATTATACCTATTTTTTTTTTGGTTACGGTTGTTTGAGCATAACCATTTTGTGTCATTTCGTCAATTATTGCCTCATTTAAACTTTTAGTCATTAATAACCCAATATTTGGTTTTCCACTTGGCATATCACCTGTTGGAACTCCTTGCTCCTCCATTTTTTCAATAAATTTTGTTAATATGCTAGTTGGGCTCATGCCTGGTTTTGTTGCCGCGGCTATATAGTTTATTATTGTTGGTACGTCAGAAGATGTTCCTCTTAGTGCGTTTTTTAGTGCTAAACTTAAAGAAACAATATTCAATAATTCATCAACAACGTTTTTACATCTTCTAAAATCTTGAATTGTTGCAAGTGTGGTCAGAGCTAAATTAACACCAGCTAATATTAGTTTTTGTTTATTTGTTAATATTTCATCTGCGGTCTGTCTCACAATTGATGCCATCAAAGATTTTAAATTTTGTTTTATCGCAATAAAAAGTTGTTTAACAAAAATCGCCTGTATTTTAGAAGTAATGTTTATAACCATTTTTCTAAATTCTTTAAAGAAATCTTCAGTTGTATCAATACCATCAACATAATCTTTTTGTAATGCCTTTGCCATTACAAATAATGGAAATAAATGTTTTGGAGATAAAACTGAATTTAAAACTGCTATTGGTAATAGATTTATAAATTCTTCATTAATGATATTTGAAAAATTAAATTGCGGATATTCAACTAACCAATCGGGATTTGAACCTAAGCTGTCTAACATGTTTTGAGCTGCTTTATCTGCATCCTGAGCGGTCATATCTTCAACTAAAAATTCATCAATTAACGATAATGAACCATCAACATTTACAGGTAATGACAACGCACCACAATCCTTATACTGCACTACGTTTTCTTGAATATTTTTTATTTTATTTTCAATTTCTAATAAATCTTCTTCTGTTAATTCAAAAAAACTATCATCAATTTGGTCTGAAGAATCTAGTTTACCAGTTCCTGTAACATCTATTTCTTGTTTATTGTCAAAACATAAACCAAGAACTCTTTGTATTAGTTTTTCAAATACTGTTTGATTTCTTAAATCATCATAACCAATCAAATTTTTCATGTTTATTGAACCAATCAACAGATTTAAAACATTAGAAAAAAGTTCGTTAAAATTAAGAACATCAATTGTGTTTAGATAGTCCAATAAAAATTCTGCGACACTGTTTCCACCAATTCTTTTTTTTAGTGTAACTTTAAAAAATTCACCTGTTAATGTTGGTGTTGGGTCTTTAATGAATTCAATATCAAATAAGTCTTGTCCTGAAACCCCAACATACGGTGTACTGTATTCATCCTCATAAGTTTGCCCTTCTTTTTGTATTCTATTCCATAATTCGCGATTAAACGACCTTGGAATTGAAGATGCGGTAAATGGTTTAAATTCATAAACGTACTTACCAGGAACTCCATTTGGATTTGTTTGTAATGTTTTTCCAAATATATCTATATTTGATACTTTTATATAAATTTCTTTGTCTTGGTAATTTTGTTCCTGAGAACACCCTAAAGCACTTACATATTCATTTTTTAATATGTCTTTTATTTCGTCTTTAGTTCTAGTTACGGCTTGAATAAGTGAGTTTCTTAAAGCTGCAATCGCGTCTTTTTTGGTATCTGTTTTAAAAACATTAAGTTCAGCTCTTCTAATATCTTTTTTAGTCTTTTCTAATAACCCATTTAATCTTTTTTGTTCAGGGACGTTATTAGTTACAACCGCATTGGTTAATTCTTTTTGAAATTGTGCTTCTTTTTGTTTTAACTCTTTTATTTTTTCTGTTTCGTTATTTATATTTTTACCATCAACGTCGTTATTTTCTTTTGATGTAATATATGTTTGAACCAATTTTCTTAATTGATTTTCACTATTTTGTTTAAAAGATTTTGGTAAATCTTTTGCCTTTTGAGTGTAAGTCTCAACTTTCTTTTTTACTTTAGATTCTGTGGCCTCAATTTCTTTAGATGTTTGACTATTGGAATTTTGAGGATTTTTTCTTAGTTCTTTTTGCTGTTCATTAATTCTTTTTGTTTTTTTATATGAATTAATGACTTTATTTAATTTTTTATAATCTTCCGTAGTTGTTGTTGATTCGGACATATCTTAAAAATTATTTGTTAAGTTTATATCCTTCGTCTGTTGTATTTGAAATATCTTTCAATAGTAAATCTTGGATTAGTTTATCGTCAAAATCGCTCACAGAAAAATTTTCTTTATCATTTTTATTGATTGCCTTTTCCCAAATAGTTGATTGTAGTTTAGATAATGTTAATTTTTTTTCAACAGTATCGTTTACAATCTTTTGTTGTTCTTTAATTATTGGTCCAATTATTGCCATATCAGAACTGTCTTTCATCATTGACAACATTTTATTTTGAATTCTTATTGCGGTTGCTCTTTGTTCAACCAATTCATTATATATTTCTTGCATTAAAGACAATATAGATTCTTTGTTTAAAAGTATTTCTTTTTTTTTAGGTCTTGTCATGCTTATAAATATTTTATTATCACTTTTTATCTTAAATCTATTTTTTTGACAAAATCAAAATAAAGTTTTTTATACCTTTTCATACTTAATCTTATTTCTTTGGTTGACAGATTGGTCATTTCTCTTAAAGACAATAAAACTAAATTTTTATTAAACTTTTTATTATCGTGAGCAACAAAAATTTGGTCGTATGTTTCAAATAATTGAAGTAATGCTTCTCCTAGTCTTGTTTCATTCTCGTTTAAATTACTGTTCTTAATAAATTCTTTTAACATACCAATATAATCAGATATTATTTTATCCGATTCAACAGCGTCGTTTTCAATATAATAAACCATATCTGGTCTATTTTCTAAGTTAGATGATATATCCTCATAAGATACTTTTCGGTTTATTTCTTTTTGGTCTTTAATAATTTGACCCATTAAATAATTTTTACAAATTGTACCGAAATAAGAATACGCCTTTTTATTTTTATCAGGAACAAATTTATCTGATTTAGTTATTAAAAACGAATGAGTGTCGTTTAATATTTCATCAAACGACATATCTTTCCTATAAAGTTTGTACCTTCTAATAATAGAAGAAACCATTTTTTCGATAGGTTTCTTCAAAAACTCATTGTAAATCTTATTTCTTTCTTCAATAGTTTCCGCATTTAGAAAAAGAACTACCGCATTTTCTTCTCTAACATCAAAATAATTAGTTGTAGAAGTATTTTTTTTTCCACGTTTACTTTGATGGTCTTGCGTAATACCAGTTGAATTGATATCTTCTAAAATCATTAAGAATTTGTTTCTTCATATTTTATATTTCTATCGGAATTGAAAAAATATTCTTTTTTTGCGGTATCAATCCAAAATTTAACTTCATTGTCAGACATTGGTGTTTTACCATTTTTATAACTCCAAAAAATTGAAGACTCTCTCATGTTGATATGTTTGTAACCAAGTCTCGGTATTGTCATAATTCTTGCCGAATTATAAGTTAGTCTAAGTAAAAATTCATAAACAAAAGTTAATTTCATTGATTTTTTGAATCCACCAAAATTATCAATTAATGATTTTTTTAACACCATACCACTAGATTGGAAATTTTGATACATGTTTAATAAATCATTTGTTAAAATACCAATCTCAGTATTAAATGATGCTGCAAATGTTGCTTCGTTTGTGTATCCTGCAAATATTCCTTTTTCATCTACATCAACAACGATTGGTAAAAATCCATCACATTCAGGGTGATAATTTATATAATCTTTAACATTTTTAAACCAAATAAATGAATATTCATCATCGTATTCAAAAAAACTAACCCAATCATATTTTGAATTTTTAACTCCTAAATTTATTTGACTTGCATAATCCGTGTCCGAACTTGTATTTAAAACTTTATTAACTGTTAAATCTTCAAAATCGTAAGAACTTAAAAAGTTACAAAGGTTTTCTTCATCGGTATGTACAATAACTAATTCACCCACACCAACTGATTGTTTTTTTATTGATTGTATTGCTTTATCAAAAAGCTCTTCAAAATCTTTTCCAAATGAAGAAGATATTGGAAGTATTACTGATATATCTAATTTAGTATTCATAATTAATTTAATTGTATTTTTTCTAATTGCTCTTCAAAATTCTGAAGTCTTTTGTTTATATACTTTGAAAATAATTCTACTGTGTCATTTTCAAATTTTTGAACATCACTAAATTTTTTAGCTGTTTCCATTGAAGATTCATATAATTTTTCAGAAATGTTGTCTTCTAACCAATTCTGTATAAATTCCGCCAAAACATCAACAATTAACAAAGTATCATTTACCCAAATACCGTTATGTTCATCCATCCAACTAGGTTTTATATTTGGTATTTTACCAATTACAGGTGTTTTTGTCTTCATGCTTTCTAACGGGAAAGTACCAAAAGATGATTCATTGTCTATCCAAACAGAAACAAAAGAATCCTTTAAAAGCTCAGCAAATTCACTTTCACTTAAACCTCTCATATCTCTAAAAGTAAACCATCTGTATTGTGGGTATTTTAGATAAAAAGTTTTAATTAATTTCATTGTATCTCTTTGGTCTCTAGTGTGAACAGAAATAATTGGTTTTGCAGGTATTTCTTTTTCTTTAAAAGACTCACTTATTGTTGGTGTTAAAATATCATACGAAATATTTTTCATTATTTTTTCTAAATAATCTTTTTGTTCTTCTGATGTTGTAATACACTTCAAAAATCCATATTGGGACCAAGTGGCGCCTGGAGATAAAGTTTCTAACATATAATCATATGATTGTGAAATCACAATTTTTCCACAAGGGAATTTAGAAATTTGTTCCATAACGTGTCCATATAATTCAGGAATAACTAAAAAATCTTCAGGAGACAACTCTAAATTTTGGTCTTCAATCGATTTATGTGGTAACTCCATGTATTTTTCAGATAACCAAGAAGATACTCCTTTATAATCATTCTGCTCGTGCATGATGATTGAATTAAATCCGTTTTGTTTTAGGGTGTATGCAATTTCATAGATAAATCTAACTGACGCTTTTGCATTGCCTTTTGTGTCTTGTACTAAAAAATAGATTCTACATTCTTTATTTTTTAGTTTTTGAATTGATTCTTGAATTTTTGGGATAAGTTCTGTATTCATATTTTAAAATGATTGTAATATATTATATCTTATTAAAGTGTTAAATGCTATTTTAAAAGGGATTGTAACATCATTACTTCCTTTCATTAACATTTTATCATCTAATTCTGTTGATTCAGTAAATAAAACATCTAACATAGTTTTTATTAGTTCAAATTTAACAATACTAATGTTTTGTTCTGTATCTCCTGTGGTTTCCTGTTTGATTGTTATTATTTCCTCAATTTTTTGAAAATCAACGAAATATTCTTCACCTAATACTTTTAACATGTTTTAAATTTAATTGATTATATAATGAAGTAAAATCTTCTATGGTATCTATGTTGAAATCCGCGTTTATATTTTTGTTATATTCTGTTGAAACTTTTATTGAAATTTTATTTTTTGGTTTACATTCTAATAATTCTGGGTTTGATGTTACAATAACATCAAATTTACTCCACATCTTTTTTAAATTTTTTTTGTTGTAAAAAATAACTTCATCTACTTCGGTTCCGTATTTTGAAAGGAAAAAAAGTGTTGCGGGTTTTTGTTTTGCAATTGCCTTTGCAATGATAGTTAGTTTATCTTTTTTCTTTAATGTTGTTTTTTGAATTGCTGATAATGTATTAAATGTGTTAGCGGAAATTGAAGGTGCGTGACCACAAATATTCATTGGAAAATCCATATACATAAAATTTATGTAATCATTATCTGAAGGGAATTTAAAATGGTCTGAAAAATTATAGGAATTAATCGGTTCTATAATTTCATATTTGAACTCTTCTTCGCCTTCTTCATATACGTAATCTTCAATAAAGAATTTTTCATATACTGCAGACATTTTGTTGAGTGTGTCTCTCAAAACTTCGTCAGTATCAAAAGCGAACTTCATCTTCGTATTTCTTTAAGATTTTAGTTATTAATGGGTTTCTAACAATATCTTTTTCACTAAATTCAAATACACCAATTTCGTCCATGTCTCTAAATTTAGACATCGCGTCCCACAAACCTGAATGAGTTTTGTCTTTGTATCTATCAGTTTGTTCTAAATCTCCTGATATAAAGAATTTACTGTTAAACCCAATTCTTGTTAAAAGAAGTTTCATTTGTTTTGGTGTACTATTTTGAGCTTCTTCAAAAATTAAAATAGTATTATCTATATTCCAACCTCTAATATAAGCTAAAGCTTGCACCTCAATAAAGTCTAATTCAATTAATTTTTCTCTGTTTTCTTTTCCTATTAATTTATTTAAAAGATAATAAGACGGACTTATATATGGGTCTAATTTTTCTTCTAACGCACCAGGTAATGAACCTAATTTTTCTTCAGCCTCAACCGCTGGTCTAACAATCATAATTTTCTCATACGAGTTATTTGGGTCTTGTAATAAATCAACTGCTGCTTTCATTGCAATATATGATTTACCAACACCCGCAGGTCCTGAACAAATAGTTATTTGATTTGATATTAAAATATTATAGTAAAGTCTTTGATTTTCAGTTAAAAATTTTTCCTTAGTTTGTTTTTTTATTATTTGTGAAATTAATTCTTTTCTTGTCTTATAAGATTGTATTGTTTCACCGCTCAAAGAGCTTGTTCTTTTTTTTGTTTGTTTTTTTTCCATTTAAATAATTTTGACAAATTTATCTATTATCACTTCCCAACTAAAATTATCCATACCATACTGTCTAATTTTTTCTCTCATTTCTAATGACTTGTTTCTATTATTAATAATAATATTTTTCACATAATCAATATCTTTTATTTTTGATTCAGGAATTACATCTATAAAAGGTAATGATAAATCTAAATTAGCGGTGCTATATTCAGAGATAACTAAACCTAATCCCGACATTAAGGCTTCTTTAGTTACAAGAGGGTCCGCTTCACCATCACTTAATAATACTAAATTCGCATAATCAGTTAAATTATCGTATAATATTTCTTTACTCCATTCACCTAAATAATTTGGTGAATTAAGATTAAACCTATTATCGTCTGAATTACCAGCAAAAAATAAATTTTCAATATTTTGATATAGGTACTGTCGTTTTCTATCTGTAATTTTAGCTAAGTATATACTTCTGTCTTTATGTTGAGGATTGTCTGTATATCTGAAAAGGTCATGTCTGGCACCATTAGGTGTCACCTCAAGACGAGATGGGTCACAACCAAATTTTTGATATGTATTTTTAATTCCTTCTGACAAACAAAAAATTCTAAAATCACCTTCAATAAACGCTCTCATTAGATGTATGTAACCTCCATACTTCATAGGTTGTTCTAAATAACCAAAATGTGTTGTTGCTGCTTTATTTTTACAATTAATGTGTGGTAATATACCGACAAAATTATCATATTGTAAATGAACAAAGTCAGGTTTAAAATTATTAACTAAATTTATTATTTCTTGTTGGTTTGGCGTGTTAACTATCTGAATTTCATGTCCTAACTTTTCAAGTTCTATTTTGTAATCCCAAATTAAAGCTTCTACAGCTCCCCAACCTTTAGGTGGTATTGGCATTATTCCTGGTCCTATTATTGATATTTTCATACTTAATTATAAATTTGTTTCCCGTGTATTATTTTACTATTTGAATTCATACAATTTGAATTTCTATGCGTTTCACATAAAAACACATTATCATCATATGTTGAGTTACATAACATGTATAAAACAGGCATGAACATATCTAAATAACCAAACTGAATTTGATGTAATTTTTGTACCTCATCAAAACTATCTTCAATAATTTTAATAAAATTATTAAAATTATTTAAAAAAAATTCAACTTTATATATTGTTCCTCCACACGCCCCATACATTTTAGAAGTAAATGTTGTTTTGTATTTTTTTTCAAAATAATCAATTATACTTTGGTTGATTAAATTTACTTTTAAACCTAAAATATTTGAGTCAAAATTAATATCAATTCTATTTCTTACTAAAACGTCATCTTCAAGATAAATTAAATATTTTGACGTAGATTTTTCAAACGCATTATAAAATCTATTCAACCATTCTATTGTTTGGTCTTTATTAAAACCTTTTGGGTCATTACCTGTTTTAAATGTACTGTGTAAATAATGACAATTAAATCTATTTGATAATTCTGTTAGGTCTTCACCATCATCAGAAACTAAAGTTATATTTGAGTTTGGATATGTTTTTCTAAAATTTTCTAAAACAAAGTTAACTTTGTAATCATCTTTTATAACCTGTATATAAGCGTCCATTATTTTTCTAATAAAAAAAATCCATTACCATATTGGAACTGTTTGGTCCATTTTATTTTAATTTCACCCATATTATAATCAAAGTTTTTTAACTTGTAACCCGATTTTCTAATTTTATTTATCCACCATTCTTCATCTTTTTTTGTAACGTGTGTGACATCCATTTCGTATTCTCTAATTCTAAATTTATCATTATCACCTAAAGGTATAACTAATAACACTTGATTAGATATTGAATAAAAATCGGATAATATGACATCAATTTTATCTTCATGAATGTGTTCTAATACATCTTTAGCAATAATTAAATCTACTGATTTTATAGCTTCGGATGCTAATTCATTTATCTTATATAATTTATTCTTAACTTGGGGTAACCCATTCTCAATTGCATACTCACTAATATCAACACCATAAATTTCTTTATCTGTTAACATATTTAAAGCATGTACTAAAAATCCTTTTGCACAACCATAATCTAAAGCACTTTCAAATTTAATATTATTTTTTATTGTTATTGCTTCAGGAATACTTCTGGTTGGTATCCATTGATAATTTTCGTACCCACTTATTTTTTTCTTTACTCCGTTTTCGTAATAATCTTTATTAAATAAATTCATAAATTATAAAATAATTAAAATATATATTAGGTAAATAAATTACGCAAATTCATTATGTTGTGTATCAGTTAATATGTCATCAATCAATTCATTTTGAATTGCATACTTACAATACATACATGCGTGATGTCTTACCGAAGACGGTTTAGAATAAAATTCTTCAATTCCGTCAATATCACAAACCATAAATTGTGATTCAGGAACATAATTGTAATTGTTCTCAATAGAAAGTTCAGCAGATGGACATACGTATACATAACCATCAGTAAATAAAAATGGTTTTACCATGTGCATATAACAATGGTCATTCCTTCTTTCCCCTTTGTAATTAAAATCGGATAAAAATGCATATTTTAAATCCATATCTTTAATAACTTCTTTAATTTTTTCAATGTCTTTTTTAACCTCATCTATTTTTTTAATTGCATTAAATGCTATACGAGTTGGTATTTTGTGTTGTTCAACCCAATCAATCATTTGTAAAAAATTTTCTGTTTTTTGAAATTTAGTTGCTAATTTTTTCTTGTTTTTGTCGGTCCATTCTCCCGTTACATTTGGATTACTTGAAGTGTCAATTGATTCATCCCACACATACGCAGCTGACACTGTGGTTTCAGTACCATCAAAAACTGATAAGTCGTATTCATATCCCTCATAAAAACCATATAAACCAAGCCTAACCCAAGAAAATAATTTTACAATGTCTTTACCAATTTTTTTTCCTAAATCCTTACCATTAGTACATAGTCCTAATTTAAACCCTAATCCATGCGCATATTCGGATATTTCTTTAAAATTAGGGTGTAATGTCGGTTCTCCACCACCAGTAAATTCAATACCAGTTACACCAATTTTTTTAAAAGAGTCTAATGCTTGTTTAACCTTTTCAAATGATAATCTATCTGTTAAATCTCTATTTGCGAAACAACAAAAACTACATGTTAAATTACATGCATTTATTAATGATATGTGCGCCATGACTGGTGAAGGGGTCTTTCCTTCTTGAATCCTTTTTAATTTATCTAAATGTTTTAACAATTTAACACTGTTACTAGTAAAACTTCTTCCCTGTACTTTTTTCATTTTATTATTTTTTAATTAATTTATTGTAATATGTTTTATTATATATTTCTAAGGTTTTCATAAATTAAACCAATTTGAGTATTGATTGTACTCGATTTATATATGTGTGATTTTCTTTTATGTAATCCATACCATCTTTTATAAATTTATAGTTAGTTCTATTCTCCATTGCTTTATAAAACAATTTTGATGTGTCTGTTTCTAAAATACAATGACCTTCCATTTCATTATAAACTTCGGGAGAATTAGTCATACCTAAATGTCCATACGACATACTTTTCATAACCCTACAAGGTATATAACCATTTTTAATGTGTTCAGGTCCTCGGACATCAACACCCAATATTGATTTTTTAGTTCGATTTATAATTTCTTCTTTCGGTAGAGGATTAATCCAAGGATTATTTATTTTAAATTCAATATTATTTTTTTTACATTCTATTATAAAATCTTTAAAAGTACTGAAGTTTTCACAAACACCGTTATTAGATAAATTACCACAAAAATAAATTATATTATCTCTTTTATAATTTATATCATCATAATTAAATTCATTTGGTAACAAATCTGTCGCCCATGAAATATATACTTTATCATAATCATCAATTTCATAATTAAATCTTTGGTTTTCAACCAAAACTTTATTGTTTGTTTTTTTCTCATAGTAACAAACAGGTCCTAATTTTTCATATTTTGATTTATCCATTGTGTACGAATAAACATGGTCTTTAATCCAAATATTATTACCTCTGACATCGAAGAATTTTTTAACACCAGCGTCAATGTATTTTTTAGGATTTGGACACACATGGACAAAATATATACTACTATCATTGAGCGGTATTTCATTATCCGCAAATCCTTCTGTCCAAAATATGCAATTGGAAAAATCAAAATCTTTAGGGTAATTTTTATCATCAAACCAATAGGTGTCAAAACCTAAGTGTTTGAATCCTTGATAAAAACCGTAATGAATATACGAATGAGTGTGTGAATAAAGAGGGTAACCCCAAATTATAACTTTCTGTTTTTTCATTTTTTAATTAACGTATCTTTTATTATAACATAATCCAATTCAGTGTTATCCAATACAAATAGTGCGTCATCAATCGTTGATAGAATTGGGTTACCACGTATATTAAATGACGTGTTTAGTAAAACATTAGTATCAGATATTTTAGAAAATTCTTTTAATAAATTATAGAAAAAATTATGACTTTCTTTAGTTACACATTGTAATCGTGATGAATTATCTTCATGTGTTATTGACGGTAATTTTTCTTTATATTCTTTTTTAACAACAGGTGCGTAACCCATATATTCTAAATTATTAAAATTTTTAGATTTAAAATATAAATTAGCATCTTCAATTAAACAAAATGGTGCAAACGGTCTATACCATTCTCTAAATTTTACTTTAGAATTTAATATGTCTTTCATATTTGGAAATGACGGGTCACAAATTATACTTCTATTACCTAAAGCCCTTGGACCAACTTCAGAATCTTCATTACAAACTCCAATAATTTTACCCTCTTTTAATAAATTGGCGATTTTAGAAAATGTCGTTTTTTCATGATTTCTACCAATCAATTTTTTTTCCATATCTTCTTCATCAAGCAATGGTAATCCGTTATATGCGATATTAACTTTTGTTTTTGGTTTGTAATATAAAAAATTCGAACCAAGCGACAATCCGCAATCATTTGGATTTGGTGGAACAAATAAATTAACATTATATTCATTTTTTATCCGTTCATTTAACAGAACGTTTAGTCCTCCACCACCAGTAATACAAACATTATTTACTGAATATTTTTTTAAAACCCCTTCAAAGATTCCAATAAAGGCATTTTCATATCCTTTTTGTGCTGTGGCAGCAAAATTAAATCCTTCTTGTCCTGATAAAAAATAATTGTCCAATGGATTTAACCAAGGAGACTCTAAATTTTTTAAATTATAACCTGTTTTTTCTGACAGTTTTTTCCAATTTTTATCAAAGTAAAACTGTGAAAAATATTTTGTTTTAGATTCATCTACAATACCATAAGCACATATACCCATCATTTTACCCGCTAATGATAACATGTGTCTGGAATCTTTTGTAACTTCAGTAATACAACTTGATGCTAATAAATAACCACCACCAAAATCAGATGGTATGTTTTCAAGAAAATGTATACCATTTTCATCTCCCATGTATATATTAAAATGTCCATCATCACCTCCACCATCGTATGAAATAATTAATGATTTATTAAATGGTGACTGATAGAACGCACATGCTGCATGACTAAGGTGATGTCTACCATATCGAATATATTCTTTAGAATTAAAAACTTGTCTTAGAATGTTATGGTCTATCCAACCATCGGCAACATCCATAACAACATCATAATCGTTACTAAATCCCCAATGTTTTTCGGCTATGTCTCTACAATCAGATAATATTTTTATGATATCTTCAGTTGAGTTGTCAACATGTAACCTAAAATATCTTTTTTTAACAAGTCTTTCAATTTCAATAACGTGATAACTATTTTTTTCAGAGTCAAAAAACGTTATATTGGCATCGTGTCCAGCAAATAAACTAACTATTTTCATTTTGATAAGTAATTAAATAACGGTAAGTGTGAACCGTTTAATATTATTTTTAAATCTACAATCTCAGGATAAAGTTCAAATAAAATTGATAATGCAAATTGCTCATTATTAACACAATTATTTTTAATCATATAATTTTCAAAAATTTTATTTATTTCATTATAAATCCTAATCATGATATCGGTACCACCGCCAAATAAAGTACCAACGGTTGTACAGTTATTATCCCATATATAATTTTCAATATCTAAATTAGGAAAATATTTTAATGTGTTTTGGTTTCCTTGAATTATGAATTTATCTTTTTTTAATTTTGATGTGTTTGGCCACGTATTATTTAAATCAAAATTATCGAAAAACCTACTACAACCAGCATCCATCCATAAAAAGTAATCCGAACCAAAAACATTATCTTCAATTGATTTTTTAATCCAACCAAATTTAGAATATTGTATTACATTATATAGTGATGTCTTACATTCTATTCTATCGGTATCTTTCATTTTTGATTTAAAAAAATCACTATTTATTATTTCATCAATTTTTTCATTCCATTTAAAAAATGGAATTTCATCAAGTTTTTGTACAAAAATTTTAGTATTACTCAAGTCCCGTCTTTGTTTAACAAAGTCAACTAAATCTTCTTCTATGAAGATAGACATTGGGGTTTTTAATTTTAATGTTGTGTCAAACCATTCTAAATATTGTGACATTTTTCTCCCGTCACCATTTTTATCTCGGTTAATATTGAATAAGGCTGTAACTATTTCAGGTTTCATTAACTTCTTAATTTTTCTTTATTCATGTATTTCCATTTATCTCTTTGTATCATAATTGGATTCATGTCAGGTAAATTCATACCTTCAGGATAAATGTAATTGTATGATAACAATAATGGATTTTTTTTATTAAAATACCAATTTAAATAAGATTCATCATGCCAAACAGGTATTTGATTATTTTTTAAATCATTATCAATATTTTCAGATAAAATTTTTGACATTGCTAAAAATTCTTCAACTCTTCCACCATTAAAACATCCTTGATAATAATATTTTCCTTCGGTATATGGGATACTACATGATATTTCAGATTTTCTTTCATACGGTAAAAAATGAGGTGCTTGATGGAAGTGTAATGGGTGATTACAACCAACTAAAAAATCATTATCAATTTTTGGTAAAACCTCGTCACCAATTTTTTGAACCGCCAACATGTTAACATTAAAAAAAAATATATAATCAAATTTAGATATTTCATCTTTAATTTTATTTAACAAATGAAATCTCATCATTGAGTCATATGGCCAACCCATTTTTTCTTGTTTAATCTGAATCAGATTTGATTTAGATTCAAACATTTTATCTGTAAATAAAAAAAATGTTTTGTCGTGAGCAGGTAAAAAATTAGTATTTACACTATTGTAAAAATCATTAAAAAAAATATCATATTTACCTAAAGATATTGTGAATATGGCGATTCTCATTTTAAAATTCTATTTTCAATTTTTCTTGTTTCTTGAATAATGTCTGAGTGTCTATCCCAAACAATTTTCATATTTTTGTGGTTTGATTTATAAAACCAAGGTTTATGACCCCCTGTCGTGTTATGTGTACCACCCCAAGAAAAATCACTTATAAAATCTGTCCAATAACAACCAACAACTTTATTTAATTGTTTAGCCATTCTGAAACATAAATCATGGTCATCCATATCTAAAGGTGCAAATTTTTCGTCTAAATAATTTAAATCATATAAGTCATCGTGATTAATCGCTAAAGGACCTCGATTAACACATTGTCTAATTGCAAAAACATCACGAGACAATCCCCAAGGACGACCTGCGTGGTCAACATGTTGAATTATGTCACACCAACAATTATCTAAATCTTCTTCCATTCCCAAATGTTTGCTATTTGGATTAAACACCCAATTATGTGAACAATTAGATGAAACGGCAAAAACATCATTATATGTTCTAAAAGGTTTTGTTAATCTTACGTTCCATGCATCTTCATTCATCAACATGTCGTCTTGAATTATTATTACATGGTCAGATTCTGCCCTTTTTAATCCAATGTTATTTGCTTTAGTTTCAAATACGTCATCTGCGTATTCTAAAACTATTTTCATCTTTGGATTTTGTTTTATGAAAGTTTTGGTAATTTCTTCACTGTTATCAGAACAACCATCTAATACGATTATTGTTTCATAACTACCTTTTGTTAATTTTTTTATTCTTTGTAAGCTCTCATCTAATAAAAAACCTTTATTATGTACTGTAAGAATTAAAGAATAACTTGTTGTTGACATTTTATAATTTTAGTGATTTTTTCCAAAGATTCAATATTTCAATATTAGATAAAGTTGAAACTTCGTTTTCAGTTTCTTTATTACCAAAAAACTCAGTACCCGTTAAAAAACATTCGTCTTTAACTAAACAGGCAACCTCACCTAATGAAGAATGATATACTCTACCAACCATATCATACATTTCTTGTTTATTGGTTGTGTGTCCATACTCTATAATTTTTTCATTTAAAAGAGGTTTAACAAATTTATCATAATATGGTTGTTCACCTATGTGACCAAATAAATATATTTTTTCGCATCCATCTTTTAATGCTCGTATTATTGACATGTGTGTTTGTTTTCTATGTTCTATAGAACCGATAACACCTGCAATTTTATTTAAATTATTTTTATCTGTTTGGTGTAAATTTTCTTTTAAGTTAGGAATTATTGAAAATTTACCGTTGTATTCAGAATGATACTTTCTATGTTCATTGTGTAAAAAAACAGCTTCGTCCCAATACTGTTTTATTTTCCCAACAGGAAACCACCATTTTTCATGACACGATAAAAGAACAACATCAACATCAGGCCTTTTTTCTAAATTATAAAAATGATAAATTAATTTATCATTTGGCTTTAAAGTTAAATCATTTTCAATATTACCTGATTTACATTTGTCTCTATGCCAATTTTGATTACCATATAAAGTACACTCTAAACCATTCTCATTAAAAAAATTACATAGGTTTATCAATGCGACTGTTGAACCTCCTTTATCTGTATATCCCGAAACAATCTTAATCATTATTTAACTATTTTTATATGTTGATGTATTTTTTTATTTTTTTGAATTTCTTGTAAGAATATTTGAAAATCTGGCCTTATTGTTTCAATAAGATTTAAATTTTCGTATGTTCTATCAATAACAAATGAAGAATTATCAATAAAAATATTTTTGTTATGTTTACTTAATTTAGTACTAAAATCATTAAAAATTAATGATGTTTCATAATCAGATTTAAACCAATCATTTAGTTTTATATTAGAAGGTGTAGTACAAATAAAGTTAACTAAATTACCAAACGGATTTGTCGTGTTGTTTGAAAAAATGTTATATTGTGAACCATTATTTAACAAATGAAATCCATATTGATTATCTCCTGTTGTTGTTAAAATTAAAGAAGTACTGAATATAGATTTATTTGTGTTGTACGATGTTGGAAATTGACAACCAAAATTATTTTTATTTTTTTTGTAGGTTTTAAATGAATTGGAAAAAACGTCATTAATTATTTCTACGTTATCATTAGTTATAAACACTAATTCAAACCCATCTAATAAATTTTCTTCATATTTTATGATGTCTAGATTTTTTTGTAAATCATCATAAAACCCATTTATAAGTTTAACATTTTCTAATGATTGCAATTCTTCAAAATTATGTGAATTAGAAATTATAATAATGTTAGCATTATCATTTATTTTTTTTATGTTATCTAATACTGATTTTGTTTTATCAAAATTGGAAGATTGTACTATTACACCAAATTTAAAATTTTCTTTTTCTGAGTCTGTTGGTATATCAGGAATATAAATAATTGGTAAATTACTTTTATTTCTGACACTATATAACATTCTATTAACTTCCCATTCATCATTAGTCTGACCGATAGATTTGTGTGTAACTCTAATATCAAAAATAACCCCAATATCAACACCTTCTAAATAATTCTGAGTACAAAATTCAACATCATAAAAGTGAAAACCTTCAACATCAGTATTAAAATTATGTTTTATTTTTTCTTTATTTATTACAATAAAAAGACCATCAACCATTACGGTTTTTAAAATTTTTTCATTCCAATTTTTACAATATCTTGATTCCCATTTTTTGCCTTGGTGTTCGTGATTTACAATACCAACCATTTTTGATTGGTCTTCCCACCATCTTCCAGATTCAGGAATATTTGTGGTTCCCGCAACACCTAAAATACCAAAATTTGTTTTTTTAAAATGTTCAATTAATTTACTACCCCATCCATTTTTTTCAAAATAAATGTCGTCATGACATAAAACAACAATATTGTTTTTAGATTCTGATAAGATATCATTATATACTTCAGTTAAAGATTTACCATCAGGATTAACTTTTTCAATAATTTCAACTCCTTTTATGTGATTTCCACAAGACCTTTTAAAATATTCTTGTAATTGTGGATTATGTGTTCTTGTACTGTATCCTATTGTAATCATTATTCAAATACTTGTATATCAATTTTTTTTGTTGTTAATGGTGTCCACTTTCCAGTGTATCTTGTTGCCCTAACAATATGATTATCTATCCAATGATAATTCCCACCTCTTGGTTTGTTAAATAATATATTGTGATATTTGAACCCGTGTTTGTCTAACCATTGTTTTGTAACTATTTCGTGTTCATCGGTTCTTGATGTAAAAAATGTAATAATGTGACCTTCGTTATACCAACCATTAATTATATCAACAGAACCATCATAAGGTTCACAATCTGACATTCTCCAAGGTTCTTCATTTGGGACATCTTCAGTTATTGTACCATCAATATCTATTAGATAATTTTTGACACTTTCTGATAAAACAGGGCTTACGTTTTGCATATTAAATTCCTGTTGACCCAAAACCTTTATTCCCTCTTTCTTTTTCTGTAATTTCAACTACTTCGTGTAAACTAACCATTCTACCCGCATGTACAGGACATAAAACACCTTGAGCAATTTTCATACCCTTTTTAACTGTATATTCTGTATTATTTGTGTTAAATATAATAACCATAACTTCACCTGTATACCCTTGGTCTACAGTACCAGGTGTATTTAAAACCGTCAAACCTTCTTTTAATGCTAACCCACTTTTAGGTCTAACTTGAAGCTCAAGACCTATTGGGATTTCAAATTTTAATCCTGTTCTAACAAGAGCTCTACCAAATGGTGGTATAACTTTTTCTTCTATAGAATGTAAATCAAAACCAGAGTCGGTTTCATAATTGTATTTTGGTTCAACCGCAGAACCATCAATTTTTGTAAATTTTAATTCTGTAGATTTTATAAAATATTTACCTAATTCATTTTCAATAAAGTCTTTATCTACTCCCAATTTAGTAAACATTTCTTCAGTATTTTCAAATACTTCACCACTTTCTTTAATGTCTTTCAATAAAGACATCATTTGTTTTATTTCTTTTAATTTATTGAACATATTCTAATTTATCAAATTTGTTTATTAAGTCTACTAACGCTTGAACGTCTTGTTCGCAATATTCAGCAATTTTGTCTAACATATCTGCTTCCCAATATGAATGATGAACAACACCGCCTGTAACAGGACCACCTTTTGATGAATCACAACCCATAGCAACCGATATCAATTCAAGTTGTGCAATTGTAAAAGGATTGGTACCATTCCAAAATTCTTTGGTGTCCAAAGCTTTAATGTCCCAAGGTTTTGTTTCTGCGGTTGGTAATATTGTTGCTGGTTGAAATCCATTAATCATCATTCTTTTGTACAGCATAGGAATATCAAATCCTTTAATGTTATGTCCGCACAAAACAAAATTAATTTTGTTAACCTTATTAAGTAATTTAATAACACTCCTTAATAATTCTTTTTCATCATCCATTGCAAATGTTTGTTTCTGCATTTTACCTTCTTGGTTTATAAACGCAAAACTAGCAACAACAATCTTGGCGAATTCAGGAACAAGAGCGGCTCTTGTTTCATAAATTTCATCCATCGTTTTATCTTTATCTTCAGGAAATTTTTTAATAAACCAATCTTGGTACTTCATAAAAACTTTATGAAGACCAGGTTTATTTTGTTCCAAATCGGATAATTTAGAAAACTCACCAACAGTTTCTAAATCAAAAAATAAAAGACGAGTTTTAGGGTAAGGTAACATTATTTAAAAGATTTATATAATTCTGCTCTGTTTTTTGTAACAATATTTAAATCATAGGTATCTTTTACAGTTTCGTATAATCTCTGTCCCATGTCGTAAGCCATATTTGGATTCTGAATAAGTTTTTTCATTGCCTTTGTCCAATCCGAGTGGTTTCTTTTTTCATCAACCAATATAGCATTACCATCAACAAAATTACCATTTTGTAAGCAATGTTTCAAGTCTATAGTGTATGGACCAACATTCGACGCGATAATCGCTTTTTTGTAAAAACCTGCTTCAATAACTTTAAGTTGTGATTTTACCCTATTAAATATATGGTCAACAATTGGGGATAATGAAACGTCAAATTTTGCGTAATTTTTGGCATATGATGTAACAGGTTCGGTCCAAACCCTGTTATAAAACTCATCGTTGTTCCAAGGGTCTTGTTTAAACTTTAGTAAGTATTCCTTGTATTGTGGTGAAGTATATTCGTAATTATTTGTGAATGTTTCTTCATATCTCGCCCAAACAGTTTCTTCAGGTTTAATTGGTCTTTGTTTTTGTTCACCTGTCTGTGCGTTAATTTCAGTCATAGTACCTCTAATGTCAAAACCACACAAATAAAATTGTGACTTATTTCTTAAGTCTTCACCTATCGCGTTTGTACATCCTTTTAATATATTGATATCGTGTAAATGCGAAGACCCACCTAACCAACCAAATCTTAATTTATCTGATGGTTTAGTTTCAGCTTTAAATTGTGGTTCTTCGGGATTTATAGAGTTAGGTAAAACAAAAACATTTTTATTAAATTTTCTTATTTCATTTGCAAATATTTCTGTAGTAGTTGTAACATATTTAGAAACTTTTAAATTTGCAATAATTTTTTCGTGTAATTTGTGTTGTACAACCATATGATGTGCAGGATGTTCTTTGGTTGGTAACCAATAATCATCCAAATCCATTACAGTTATAACACCTAAACCATTTAAAATTTTAATCATGGTATTTGATTTTTCATAGTCGGCATTAAGACTTCTATGAAAACATACCATATCATATTTGGTCCAATAAGACAAATCGTCCAAATTTGGATTATAATCAATATCTACGTGAAATTCATCAGGATATTTATTTTGTAAAAAAATGTGTGGCTCTAAAGACCTGAATTTACCAACACCTGTTCTATCGGATGGTAGTACTAAAATTTTGATTTTTGACATATTCTATACTTCTTGTCCTGAAAATATAGAAATTTTATAGTAAAAATCAACTTATTGAACTTTCTTTATTTTAGTTACTTTTCCTTCAAAAATATGTTTTCCGACTTTTAATTGAAGAAAGTCGTTCGCCTTACTTTCATTTTCAACTATCATTCCTGATTTTGATAGTTCTTCTTTAACTATGTCTCTAACCGCATCTCTCACTGTATCTCTAATCATTGTTTTTAACATGTTAACATCAATGTTTGATGGGCTTTGTGACATATTTTGTTCCTGCACTTGTTTTTTTGGTGTGGTGCCCATTAATTTTTGTGCACCTTCAATAATGTCATTAGATAAAAAACTTGTATTGAGTCCTGGCACACTTGGTTTATCTATTGGATTTTCAATCATTAATTTTTTAATTTCGTCAGGAAGTTTTGAATTTAAAATTCTATCTTGTGTTGGTGGATTATTGTCGTAAGTTTGTACTGTTTTATTTTCTGTTAAAAACTCATCAGGTAAATTGTATGTTGCTGGTACAGGATTAAAACTTTCTACTTGAGGTGTAGGGTTGTTAACCAATGTATTATTACCACTTCTAGGTATTTCATTGTGTTTGTCCATAATTTTTTTAGACAAAGCTAATTTTGACATTAAATCATTCATATTTTTTTATATAGTTGCGTTTATATATACTGTAGTCATTAGTTTATCACCATTTGGATTATAATTCGATGGTAACGTATCAAATGTTTCACCAGTTCTTTGAAATGTAAAGGTTTTATCAACCCTAAATAGTCTCCAACCTGGTAAAACTTTTTTACCAATTGCGACACTATGTGATGCGCCTTCAGGTTCGTAAGCCCTCAAAACAATATTTCCTTTAAGTGAACGACCTAAACACACAGGGTAAACTGTTCTATATCCTTTACCACCTGGTTCATCACCATCGTATGTGATAATAATAACGTCCCTATTTTTGATGGCTCTTTGTAAGTCATCAAATGATACGGCTTCATTAATAAAACTTTTAATGGTGTGTAATAATTTCATTATTGTGGGATTGTGTATGGGTTTTTGTTGTTATATTTGTTCGTTTTAATGTTATCAACTCTTTCAATAACATCTTCTGATGTTCCAATTTTATCATTATTAACATCTAAAAAACCACCAGTACCTCTACCTAAAGAATCACCATCTGAAAGAGCGTCTTTATTTGTTGGTCCATATTGATTTTTTGTGTTATAATCATTTCTTGGAAATAATTTAGACCTTTGTTGTTCAGCGTAAAAACTCATTTGGTTATTATCTGGGTCAGGTTGTGAAAAATCTAATTTATCGTTTTGTGTACTCATAATATTAATTTATTAAACCATTCGTTTATTCTTTCAATTTCTTCAGATATACCAGCAATTCTTTGACTTCTTTTTTTGTGTGAATGCTTAGGTCTAAAATCTGTTCTTAAATCGTCATTTTTTGTATGGGTTTTTATAAACTGATTCGCAATTGCCGCGTCGCTTTTTATTTGTTTTGGTAATCTCTTAGATTCCCTTGAGCTTTCTAATGTATGGTCAATCCAACCTTTTAAAGCACTTCCTCCTAAAATTTGAAATTCAGGGCTTGTAGAATCTCCACTACTTTCAAACCAGTTTTTTATTCTTTTTAATTGTTGATATGTTGCATAACCTGTATCGGACAATTCTTGAGCCCTTTTAACATTCTCAACACTTTGATTAGAATATTTCGAAATCGATTTTCTTAAAATATCTAATATGTGTTTCGGAATCTCATAATGTTGTCCGTACAATTCTTTATTCATCTTTCAACATTTTTATTAATTCGTTTAATGTGATACCTTCTTTTTCCGCTTGTCTTTTTACGAAATCAACATTTTTTTTCAATATCTTTGATGATAATTTATCTTTTTTATTAATATCACCATCAGTTTTAATTTTTTTAACAATAATATCTTCAGTCACTTCATCTTCAATCTCAAAAAGTCTTTGAGTTTTTTTCTTACCAGGTATTTTACCCATTTCTTTTGCTCTTTCTTCAGCGTCAGACTCAATTTCTTTTTTCTTTGATTTTGATTCCGCGTCATCAATACCTAATAAATCTGATAAAAATTCTACAGTTTCATCATAAGACATAAAATCAGTATCTTCTTCACGACCAAAAACTTTACTCATATCTTCTTCATAAAAATGTCTTCTATATCCCATTCTGAATATATCATAAACATTTCTAGCCATTGCAACGGTTTGGTCCATAGTTTTCTTTGGGTGAACATGCGGGTCCAATATTGGAATTTTTGAACTTAAAAAAGTACCGTCTTTATCAACTAATTCATCAATTTCACCTTCAGGGTTTTCTTTTTTCTTAGTTACTTCCAAATATCTTTCATGTGACTTGCATGGCATGAATTTACCATCTTTCATTTCATGGGTACCAATACAACCTAATTCTTTAGCCTGCATTATAGCTTCTTTCTTTGTTTTGTACTTATGTGACATTCGCCAATTACTTTTACTATAAATACAATCTTCTTTGTATTTATTTATGAATGGCAACTCAGAACATTAACAACTATTACTTTAGAAGGTTTGACGCATATACGGATGACAGTGAATACACTGATTTTTTTCTTGTTGCAGATGAAAAACAATATGATGAAGAAGTAATTTTTTCAAATTATTTAATTGGATATAATGATGGACAAAGATTACCAATATCAATTGAGTTATCAAATTCTGGTTGTTCGCAAAATTTTACATTAGATTATGGTGATTATTTAACGGGTAATACAATAGTATCATTAAACAACTATAATGATAATCCATTAAATAACACTTGTTATAGCGCGTTTACAGGTGCGTGTGATGTTGGATTAACAGGTATTGATAATGGTTTAGTTACAGAAATGACAGGAAACACTTTGTATTATTCTATGGGTATAAGAGATGATTATAAATTTAATCCTTTATACTACGATAGAAGATTTAAAATGAGACCTGTAACGGGTTATACTCAAAGTCCAAATACTAGATTTTCAGGTATTACTGCACAGACTTTATATAATATTGTAACACAGACAGCAACAACCATAGGTCAATATTATGAATTATACGGTGGTTATTTACAAGGTTTTTATCAGTTGTGGGGTTATGATTATAAAGTTTTACCTGAAAGAATGAATAAAGGTTGGACTGTAGAAATGTTGTTGAAACCAAGATTAACTGACATTTATACACCAAGTTCTGCTGAAACAACGCTCAATCTTACATATCCCGATAATTCAGGTACATTTTTCTTTATGGGAACAAGAGCTGAAAATAAATTTTGGCATTATGCATCGGGTTCTAATTCGGGGGATACTGGTTATACAAGAGTTACTGAAAGTTTATC